GAGTGGAGTGTCTAGTAAAGGAAATCTTTCCTTAAGCATTCCAGAAAGGTTATCGTCTTGTGAGTCTTTATCTAGTAGGTCAAATCTTGCACCAGTTAATGCACCAGTTTTAAGACTTTGCATAAAGGTTAAACCTTTACCAACTTTTCCTACACCTCCGAATCCACCTGTTAAACCTAAAGTGGTTGCGACTTCAGTACCTGTTCTGATTAAACCACCCCACCAAGTTTTAGTTTCTAAAGGATCATTCTCTCCATAAAGTAATGAATCCCACTCAGTCTGATAGCCTTCTTCAGTTTCAGATTCTTCTTGCATTTCTCCAGATATAAAGTCAATGACTCTTTCTGGAGCAGTAATTATATTGGCTACACCATCTCTAGCACCAGCTAGTGGAGCTTTAACAGTATCAGCTATATAGTCACCTAAGTTTGCTCCTTCAGGTTTATTAGCTTCAGTTTTTTGTTCTTCTATTTGAGCGTTTTGTTCTCGAAGCTCAGCACGCTCTTGCTCGGCTTCTTGCATAGTTTGGACTGCCGCAGCAGTCTCTTCTTCGCTTAGTCCATCTCCAGATATTCCTATCTCGAGATTCATTTCATCTTCCATAGTTACCACGGTAATATTGCCTAACGAACGGCAAGTAAACCGCAGTTACTCGTCCGTTATTGTTAAAGCTTTTCTGTTGAAAATTGATGTTTTTGCATTTTGATCTCCAGCTCCTTCTGCCTCAAGTCTTGCTCTTGTGATCTTTTCACGAGTTGGAAATTTATATATAAGATTTAAAATTTTCTGATTATATTCTTCTTGCTGTTCTTCTACTTGTACATCTTCATCTACAAGATACCTAAGTTGTGAGTTAGCTAAATCAACAGGATTGATACCCATTCTCATTGCTAAATCTTTGTAGTAAGAAGGTAAGTCTTTAGATTGTTTCAAAGGTGTATTATGCCAAGCTATTAAACCAGCATCTACCTCTGCATTAGATGTAATTTTATTTCTTCTCCACTTACCTCCACCTGATTCAGTCATAGATACTTGCATCATCCGGTTGTAAGTTTCATCGCCATCATCTGTAAAATCTATACTCATCATTCTGGTAAGAGTATTTTCATCTCCTACAGCTTGTTGCACTGCAAGTTTTGCAGCTCTATCAGCATCTGCTTCAGTAGTTACTTTTACACCACCTTTATATAAAGTGTTCTTGTAGGTTGTGAAATATAGTTCAGATAAATTGTCGCGTAAAGATAACCATTGAGGAGACTTAGCATCTGTCTCTCCAAATTTATTACCAGTTCCTTCGTTTGTATAAGTTGTAATAAACTCGTTAGCTTTCTTATGGTCGTCAGTTCCTACAGCAGAAGATCCAGCAACAATAAGCTTATCTTTGTATTTATTAAATAACTCTGTGCTGACATTAGCTAGTTCAAAATCATATACACCACCTTGGTAGCGAATCGATTCTTCAAGCATTTCTTTTGCAACATCATCATCTAAATGACCACGTAATGCACCTTGTATATCAGAAGGAATAAAACCATCATACTTTTGTTTATACACAGCCATGAGCTGCATTTTTTGTTCGTTAGTAGGATTCTGTAAAGACTTTATTATTTCTACATCAGCAGCTATATCAGCATTTCTGTCATCTGTTTTAGCAGATTGTGCCTTAACATTTGCATCTGCTAATTCTTCTCCTAGACTGTCCCACTCTTTCCAAGAAGTCATAGTCTTAGTAGATCCGTCACGAGCTGTTATTTCGTGACTAACAATAGACATAGCTTCTGCATATGAAATCTTATTATTAGATACAAGATCTACAAGACTTTCTTTAAAAGCTATTCTTCCTGCTTGGATAGAAACTCTATTTCTAGCTGAATATCTAGCAGCCCAATCGTGAGCTAGTTGATGACCATCTTCAGGATTAGCTGTTGCAAATCCAAGTTCTATCATTCTGTCATCAGATTCTTTGACTTGGATTTTATATGCAGCTTCTCTTTTTACAGCTTGCTCATCTCTTCTTTTCTTATCAAACTTATCTATTTCTGGTTTAACAACAGTGGCTACAAGTGCTTCATTTAATCCTGCAAATTGCTTTGCATATTCAAACTTAATCTTTGTGTCTAATGCTGCTTGTTCAGATGGAGATAGATTATCCATGTGACCAACAGAAACTTGTTGACCATCTCTAATAACATCTATTTTTGTAGTTTCGTAAGCATCGTAAACATACTGGTCGTAGCCTTTAGCTTTCTGTAAAGCATATTGTTCTGCAACCATATACTTTTCCCAGCCAGCCATATTACGAAATTCTTGAGCGGTGATAGAGTCACCGGTTTCCTCTTCGTATTTAGATGCAAACTCTTGTGTAGCTAGATCATCATCGAATAGTTGTGATCTTTCTCCTCTAAATCTTGCTTCTAGTTCTGGACTAACACCTCTAGTTAGTATGTCTAGTTTTATCTGTGCTTCTCTGTCTGCTCTATATTTATCTTGTTTTTTCTGTATTATGTCTCCGACTTTAGATGAAAGAGTAGCTAAACCCTCGTACATCTTTTCTGTATTTCTAACTCTATCAGCAGAGTTTTTTTCTAACTGCTGTAGGTATCTTTCTTCTGATTGCTGAATAGCTTTATCAGATGCTTCTTGTTCTGGGATAACATCTAGTACTTCTTGTGGAGTTACTGACTGCCCAGATATTTGATAATTAGGAATCATAACTATAAATAAAGATTTCTATTGTTAGCCAAACCTAAACGTGTAGCTGGTGTTCCATATCCAAAACTACCTGAAGGAAATGTAGTACCATAATTAACCGTTGATGGTGGTGTAATAACGTCTGGTGTAACTCCGGGTGTATTACTAAATGGATTAGTATTTGTATCCATACCTTCTAACCCAGCACCTAACGCCTTACCCATGCCAAGCATGAATGTCATACCTACGTTCTGCATTACTGGAGGAGGTGGTGCTAAGTCTTGTACTGGCTGGATAGCTACCTTTCCAAAGGATCTATTTAGTTGTCCTTTTAATTGTCTATTAACATCTGCATTACTTTCTTTAGCTGCATAACCAGCTTGAGCTAAGCCTCTGGATCTTAGTGCTTGACTAATACCAAAGTTGCCTTTGTTCATAACTAATTGTCTAGCTACTGCTCTACCTCTAACCCCACGCTCGGCAGCAGAAACTTCTATCGCACCTTCGTTGGCTAACATCTTTTTAAAATCTTCTTGGTTTTCTAAGATTGCTAGAGATTTTGCATTATTTAATTGTTGTTGTGTTCTTGAGTAAGCTCGTTGAGCTGCAATGTTTGCTTGGTCAACCTCTTCCTCGAACTGAACTTTTTTAGATGCGTAAGTGGCTCTTGTTTGCATCCACTTACGTTCACGGACTTTGAGTTTATACTCGTAATTACGTCTCGCTTCTTTGTTGGCTTGGGACGCTTGCATCGCGGAGCCTACTGCTCCTACTGCTGGTCCTATTGCTGCTGGACTGCACACGGCAAAATTCTATAAAGGATAAATTGTTTGGTCCGTAGGGAAATCTCCTAAGAAATTTAAAACCTAAAAACCTAAGTAACTTGATATGGACTTTGTTTCTTTCGTCAACAATATTCCACAGTAACTTTTCTGTTCTTGCATTCACATACCGTCTTGCTTCTCTAGCAAAGGTATGAGGATAGTCGTAGATAGCTGGGGTGCAAAGCATCCAGATTTGTCCACCTTCGTGAACTCCTGCCATGCCTGCTATCTCGCCATTTGGCACTTCAAAATAAACTGAGTCGCAGTTATGAAAACCTACGACAAGTGCATTTAAAGGGTCATGTCCATGACCTTCTGTAACCTCCCGATAATCGTCGGGTAAAAGGTTAGAAGCCACACGAAGTGCAGCCTCTAACGTTGCTGGGTGAATGTATTTAGACACGCTCGTAAAAATTATTGTTGTAAACTCCTTCCCACGTCAAATTATGTATTGTCGCTGGAGCTGGGTGTGTAGATTTAATAGTTAATGCTGCGTTTATATTTCTGTCGTAAACAGGAACTGTTCTTAAAATATTGTCGTCAACAATTGCTCCTGTGTTAGCTGAATATTGGTTAGCACTAGATACTTCAAATACTTCTGTATAGTCAGATCTTCCAATTCTATTAAGTGTAGTTTCATATAAACCTATCGGACCGAAACCAAACTTAACTCTGTGTATAACAGTGTTAGCTCTAGTATCAGCTCTCCAGTTTTGACCGCTTTGAGTTAGGTAGTAGATAGTAGGAAGCTTGACTTCCATTGTGTATTGATAACCAATCAGAAATGTTTCTCCAGACCAATCACCATCTAGTTCTAAATTATTTCCATTAATAGTAATCAGACCATATCTACCTAAGTTATTACCTGCATCTACATCGTAAGCTGCTAGTTGAGCAGAACTTTCTAAACCAGTTGGCTTGGCTTTTGTTGATTTACCTGTTGTAGCGTTATAACTCCAACCACTTACTGACATTAAATGATCTAGGTGTACTCTGTTTTCTGCTAAAGCAAAAGTATTAGCATCTATCTTGATTGAATACTTAAGCAATTGATCTTTACCACCATTACGTACAACAACAAACAAGTTGTCATCCTGCATACAGTGGTACTGAATTGTTCCAGTCAATGTCCACCTAAACCAAGATGCTAGTTTTCTTTCTGTAATTTGGTCAAAATATCTATAACCATAAAGAGTAGAGGTACCTTCTTCACTAAAAAAGATTACTGAGTTTTCTCTAGAGTTAGATATAAGTTTTAAATCTTTTTCAAATAGTCTAGAAACTACTGCACTTTGTTCTATTACTTGTGGTTCACCTTCTCTCTGCACTTGTGCCATCTCAAAGAATCTTGAGAACTTACCGGCATTATCTAGAAAACCTAGTGTAGTACCAAGAGAGATAGGATTAGTTGCAATGTTAAAGTTATAAGTAGAAAGAGAATTAATCTTAGCTGTTGTTGGACTAAATACATCACTATCTGTAGTCAGCATAAATTGTTGACTTTTAGAAAACAAAACTAAACCTGTGTTAGTTTGTATTCCATCAAACAATATTGCTGGATATTCTGAACTAGCTGCTATATCTACCGGATCACTGGCTATTAGCTGTATAGCTGACTTAGCAAAAAAATTAGTAAAGTCTCCGGGACGAGACATAACTATATTTTCATCAGCAAGTATTGCAAACCTATTTCTAAAGAAAAGTAGTTTATTAATATTTTTGCCTATAAATGAAGGTTCAGGATTAGTTACATCATCACCAACTAAAGCATCATCCCATTGAGGAACTGCTGGTTGAGTAACACCACCAATACTATATGTAGATCCATTTAATTCAGTAAGTCTAAAATTACCGTCAGCAGTTCTTATAAGAAGCACTGGCATAGTTGACCTTTTTAGTCTTATCTTTCTCCCGGGTTTAGCACATTCTTCCCATGTACCTTCACCATCTTTATCATTATTACCAAAGAATTTAACGTAGTGATTATCTTCTTCAGCAACACTATTAATAACCTCTACAACCATCCCGTGCTTACACTGAGAGGGTAAGTCTCCTACATCGTTAACCTTTCCAGCTACAACATTTAAAAGCTCTCCTACTGGCGTAGAAGCATTGAATATAGCATTGCGTTTTATATGTAATCCTGTACCTATTTGACTTATATCAGAAGCACTAAAATTACCACTAGCTATTAACTCAGTTCTTATATCACCAAGAATACTTTCAGCAGTAATAGTAGTTTCAGTATCGAAAGGTGTAGGTTGAGGTCTGACTAACGCAAGGTTTGCCTGAACAACTGAAGTACTTATTTCATCTATGGTTATTTTGTAGTAACCATCTTTCATAAATACATAAAAGTAATCACCTTGCTGCCAACCTTCTCCTCCATGAAGTAAATCATGTGTAGTTGTATATCTAGCTTGATATGTAGTTTGCTGACTTGAACCAGAACCTTCGGTATAAGGTACTGATTGCCCAGTTGTAGCTATACGAAAATATAAATTCTTTCTACCTGTCTGACTGCCTTGGTTGGATGAGTTAAATATATTAACTGTATAACTGTAGTTAGTATCTGACTCGTTTCCATTAGCTAGAGTTCCACCAACAGCTCCCTCGTCATTAAGAGTATCTCCAGTACTGACACTAAAAATACGTGTCCCTACATTAGGTGCAAACGCATCTCTACCATCACCGGCTTGTGTACCACATCTAGCATTAGGAGTATTACCTCTATCGGCATGAGTTCTCATACGGAACCCTGTATCACAATAGTTATTACTTGAGTTAACTAGAGCTACACTTATACGTGTGGCTGTAGTAACTGTTGTTGTAGTGGTATTGTCAAAAACGTTTAAGGCATACTGTTTTGCATAACTGATACTTTTTAACTCGACAAAAATTTCTTTCTGAAAATTTCCAAGAGGTTCAACCGTTGTATCCATCTCAGTTGTAATGGATCTGTTATTGATGTAGGTGAAATCATTAAGAGTTAATGTCTGTATATCCTCGTCATCCGTATGAGTTAAATATGTGTTATTTCCTATTCCATTAACAACAGTAACTTCATCTCCAGCATTGTGGATGACAGAGCCGTTTGCAGCTTTTACGTCAACACATGCCCACATTTTAATAACACCATTACGTGCTATCTGTCCTATATATTGTTCGTTCTCATCACGATAGTAATGAAACCATTTACCATCTGCTGTTGAATTATTTGTTCCATCAGATAAAGATGCCACAAACTTTCCAGCAGGTCTTTTTAATAATCCTTGTGTAACGTCAGGTATGGCGTTCACCATGTCTTTCACCTGACCGGGAATTTTTTGCTCGTCAGGTTGTTGTGAAATGCCAGCCGTTAACGCTGGAATAGTTTGTGTAATGTTTGCCATTATCTAATAAGTGCTTTGTAAGGTTGATAAGATCTGTAATTACTTTCATGTGGAAATCCAAAGAATGTATGATCTCCCTGCTCACAGTCGTATTCCAATGCAGCAGCTTTAGTCTGCTCTTCTTCTAGTTTTAAAAGCTTTACTAAATCTGGATTAGAAACTAATTGTGTTGCTGCTCTTACTGATGCTCTAGCAATTATGTATCTCTGGATAGTTGGAGGTACATCTGTAAAAGCTCGTAAGTAAGTTATGTCAAAATATAAGTCGCCTGTAAAAACATCAGTGTGTTGAACGTTGTCGTATAGCTTTCCATCTTTTCTTACTACATCTCTAGTTCTGTCATACAATCCATCATGTACATCAAACCTTAAGTAGTCAGAAGGAATTAGGTAGTTACCATTTGCATCAGGAGATCTAAGTACATGATCTTCTTTATTAAAATGCCAGCCTTCACCTTGTACATTTTTATTTGTTTCATCTAAAAGATTTTTTATAAAACCAATCTCTGGATTTTGTAATGCGTTACCTGTGAGAGATGTAATCGGTGATTGACCAATACCACCCAAGATAGAATTAACTGCGGATAGTTCGGTATCGGTTGCTATTTGAGTAGTCATAAATAAAAAAAAAGGGAGCCGAAGCTCCCGTATAAAAAGAATAAATTAACCGTTCTCTGGGTATGTTGTACCGAACGCTGTTGGTGCTGTAGCACCTACATATAGTTCAACGGCTGCTGCTGGGTTAAGGAAATCTGCTCCCATAGCTAGTCTTCCAAGGATTACGTCACCCTGATATACGACTGATACGTCGCCAGATGTAACCTGTACCTGTGGTCCAATAGCCTCTACAACTCCGGCTGCCTCTTTTTGGAAGATCAAACCACATGACTTAGCAAAGTCTGTGCTGTTACCGTAGTTGTTGTTTAGTCCTGTTACAGACTTACGTGCGTCAGCTAGAGCTGTACCCACGTGGTCTCCTAAGTTTGAAGGAGATGTCTCACCTGTAGTTCCGCCATAAGCTACACCATGCTTAGCTAAGAATGGGATGTTCATTGACTTGTAGATATGAATACCTGCAATTTCAATGATTCCGTTTCCGCCTTGTAATGCTGTACCTTGAACGTCTCTATTGATAAGTCCGTTTGAACCAATGTCTTGGATCAAAGCGTAGTACTGACGAGGGTTAAGTACTGCACATCTTCCTGCTGAAGATACACCTTTCTCGTCTAGTGCTGCTGCTGCATCGTAGAAAGCATTAACTAAGTTGCCTGCGTTGTAAGCATCAGAATCATTAGTTGTTGAACCAACTCTGATCTGTGTTCCACCGGGCTCCTTGAAGTTAGTCTTAGCTACTGGAGAAGCTTGTCTTGCACCTTTTGCAATAGCTCTGAAGATGAGTCTGTCATACTTCTCTGCTAATGCGTATCCAATCTTCTTGGATATCTCGCCTCTCAATTCATAGTGTGCGAGTGTTTCATCTAGCTCATACACGAAGGCTGAACTGATTAATAGGTCGTCGCAAGTTATTGTTTTTTCTGCAACTGGAGGTGCGCCGTCGCTGTTACCTAAAATTGAATTTCCGGGAGTATGGAACTCAGCAGTTGTTCTACCTGTGTAGATGAACTGAAGACTCTTTCCGTTTTTCAATGTTCTCTTCATAACCAAATCGCGAGCTATTGACTCGTGTTGGAAGCCTTTGAACATTTCTCCACTGAACAATTTTAAGTAAAGGGCTCTAGCGTCACCTGCTGAATTAAGCTGACCCTGACGTGTAAGTGAGGTAGGGTTAGCTGATGACTGTTGTGCCATTTTTGCTTAAAAAGTAAGGGTATATATTGTCGTTCCTAACGTTAGAATTGTTGCAGTCTTAATTGGTCTAGCGTGAGACTGGCACGCTTTGTGGTCTTTTCCCACCGTCGACGGCTTAAAGGTATCCTCCTCAGAGGGCTTTAGCCAAATTGAGTAGGGAGGATTCGCACCTCCCCAAAGGTCTACTTGACTACTCTTGTGTAAGCAACGCCACGATATACGAAAGTAACTTTCATGGTTATCTCCATATACTAAGCCCCGTTCCATGCTTAGTTCTCATGCGTCCCCGAAGGGATGAACGGACGTGGTTGCCAATGTCTGGTTACACCAGAGATGATAAAGATATTAGTTATCAGAGTTATCGTCGTCAGAAAGTTCTTTATCAGTTTCTTTCTCTTCTTCCTTTTGAGGTGCATAGTAAGTGATGCTTGCTCTCATAACATTTGATTGATGGCTCATCCTATAGATGGTGCTGTTAGTGCAACTTGTGTTGACTCAGCAGAAGCCAAGTCAAGTGGGAAGTTGTGAGCGTTACGCTCGTGCATTACTTCAAAGCCAAGATTAGCTCTGTTTAATACATCAGCCCATGTTGGGATAATCTTCCCATTAACATCAACTACTGATTGGTTAAAGTTAAAACCATTAAGGTTGAATGCCATTGTGCAAACTCCCATAGCTGTTAGCCATATGCAAATAACCGGGAAAGCAGCAAGAAAGAAATGTAGAGAACGAGAATTATTAAAACTCGCATACTGAAAAATTAGTCTCCCAAAGTACCCGTGTGCAGCGACAATATTATATGTCTCTTCATCTTGCCCAAACTTATAACCATAGTTCTGCGAGACTTCCTCTGTCGTTTCGGCAATAAGTGAGGAAGTAACAAGACTTCCGTGCATAGCAGAGAAAAGAGATCCACCGAATACCCCAGCAACACCAGCCATATGGAATGGGTGCATGAGTATATTATGTTCTGCTTGGAATACGAACATAAAGTTAAAAGTACCAGAAATACCAAGAGGCATACCATCACTAAAACTCCCTTGTCCGAAAGGATAAACCAAGAACACTGCGAGAGCTGCGGATAGTGGTGCTGTGTATGCTACAAATATCCATGGTCTCATTCCTAGTCTGTAAGATAGTTCCCACTGTCTACCAGCGTATGCTGCTACTCCTATTAAGAAGTGAAAGACAATGAGTTGATATGGTCCGCCATTGTATAACCACTCGTCCAAAGTGGCAGCTTCCCAAATCGGGTAAAAGTGCAGTCCTATTGCGTTGGAGCTTGGAACTACTGCTCCAGATATAATATTGTTTCCATAGATTAAAGAACCGGAAACTGGTTCACGTATGCCATCTATATCAACAGGTGGTGCTGCTATGAAGGCGAGAATAAAACATGTTGCGGCTGCTAGTAAGCAAGGAATCATAAGCACACCGAACCATCCCACATAGAGACGGTTGTTAGTGCTTGTAACCCACTCGCAAAACTTTTGCCAATTACTTGTGCTTTCTCTTGTTACTGAGATTGCTGCCATTTAAAATACACCGGGAATAATTTGACCGGTTGTTACGTAGGCACCTAGTGCTGCTACGAAGCCGAGCATTGCTGCCCAACCATTAAATCTTTCTGCTTCTTTTGTCATAATTGGATGTGTGTTGTGGTGTGTCATTTCAATAATTCTGACTGGTGGTTCGTAAGGGTATTCGTTATCGAATAATGTATCTAGATCTTTTGTTTTCATTGATCTAATAGTTTTTTATATAGCTCACTTTTCTTTTTGGTATTTGTTTTAATTGTGTTCCAATTTTTACCAAACTCTGCTGTCATTTTTGCAAAGTCTTTGTAAGCATTTTTCTTTTTATTAGCCATTAAAAATTAAGATCTGAATTGTTTAATTTGTCTACAACATCAGCTCTATAAGCTGGGTCGGTGTCATAGCGTGGATCTCCCATCGCTGCGACAAGTTCGGCTTGTGATCTGTACACGTCGCCTGAAGATGATGCAGGTTTACCCTGTAGCATTCTTCCCTCGTATCCATTAGCTTCGTTGTACTCAGCTTGTAGACCTTGGAAAGCAATGTTGATTGCCATAGGATTACCAGAGTCAACTACCGCATCAAAGGCATCTATAGCTCCATCAGTTAAGTTGTCAGCAGCCCAGTCAATGACTCTGTTGTAGTTAGCTTCTCCGCCTGCTGCATTCTGTACCTGATTTACATCTGATTCAGAAAGCTGCACTGCTTGTTGAGGAGCTTGCGGATTGTTGGCTTGGATCTCTAAGTAAGCATTAACCAAATCTTGGCTGCTCATATCGGAGAACCTAGATATTGTTTCCTCACTAAGTTGACCATCATTCGCATAGTATTCTTCTGAAGCTTCGTTAATCAAACTGACCGCAGGAGCTTCATCAGATACCTCCTCATCACTTCCTTCTTCCTCTTCATATCCTTCGTCGCTTTCTTCGTAGTCTGTTTCTTCTTGTCCAAGTTTCTTTTGTAATGATAAGTAAGCTGCTTCTAAATCTTCAGCATTTTTATATTTACCAGCTAGTAGTCCTTCATGTTCTGCTTCTAACTGTTCTCCTACCTCAAGAGAGTTCTGTTCCTCTTCGGAAAGAACCTCTGTTTCAGGAGTATTATCATACGAAAATGTTTCTGCCATTATTCAGGTTGTTCTTGTGGTGGTTGCATTCCTTGCATGTTCTGAGAGTCAGCTAATTTAGAATTAGCAAACTGTCCAGCCTGCTCAAGTAGAGTCTGGTTCTGCTGATTCTGCATCTGCTCTTCTTTAGCTTCTGCAAGTTGTTGTTCAGTCTTAACAAGATTTAGAACATCAATACCTTGTGCAGCAGCAAGACGTTTAATTGCTTCTAGAGGATTAATGAATCTCATCAATGACTCTGGACCTAATGTCTGTGCAATAGTTTGCACGAACATAGTTAAAGCTTCTCTATCTTGACCACGACCTAAAGCATTCACACCAGCTACAATTGCTGGTCTTACAACATCTTTAGGTAACTTAGGTAGTTCGTTACTTCTCTGTAAAACTAAAAGTGTTCTATCTAAATAGGGTATGAGGAAAGATGTAGTTAGTAAGCTGAAGATTCCACCGAGCTGTT